GTCATACTATTTTTAGCTCCTCACACAATTCATAATTTGTTATATAGGATACATTATCCTCATTAAATTTAACCTCAGAATCTACTAGATAAAATTTAATGCCGTATAACGAAAACTCTCTGAATACCGCTTTCATCTGATTATACCAATTCAATGGACTAAACCCTTTTGCATCAGCAGGCAAATAATTATTCGTACCCTTGTACATATTGTTTAATGGTTGATCATATGAGCTCAAATCAAATCCTAAAACGTAAATCTCTTCTGCATTTTTACTTGCAAGATGTAATGCAGTATTACCAGCAGACCAGCCTACAGGATAATCAATAGGAACTACATCATCATTTGATTCAACATAAGTAATCCAAACTCCGACATCCTTTTCCATCTTGAGTTTTAGATCATTCATATCCAAGCCTGGATTCATTTTAATAGCAGTCTCAATTTTCTCTTGCAACGTAACAGGGTCTTTACCTGATATAACACACTGGTCTGTTCTATTCTTACTTCTATGTATAAAAGTCTCTGGAATGTCATATCCCATAAACATCATATCTGATATCTCTGATGGTACAACACTCCAATTCGCAAAATGAATAACTTTTATATCACCGAACTCTGGATTATCTAAACAATAACCAGAGTCATAAATTTCTTGTTGCATACCATAATCAACTGCTACAAGATTATGAACATGCCCATCACGATAGATTGCATTACAACCCCATGTTATAACTTTATCATCAAGTATGCGATGCCAACGTGGACTAAACCATTGTCTAGATTCACCATTGCCTATTACAAGAGCTCTATTCATCTCGTAATGCTCGCCAGGAGGCGGGGAAGAGTTTCCTTGCATACTTGTCGATATCCCATCCAACATTTTGTGTTTCCTTCTGTGCATCTGGTTTGCATCGTAAATTGCATACTCTTGCAAACGCATATAATGTGCCACTCCAATACCATTCTGTATACATTGATTGGGGCAATACCATACGAGCCATCTCTGGTGCAATACCCAAACTCAACATATTCTCATAGCACTGTTTGGCAAACTTATGTGCTGGAGAAATACTATACTTTACCGTTTCTTCTGATGAACCTTGTTTCTTATCCTCTGCTGCAAGTCTCCATTCTGTAGGTTCATAAAATTCAACTTCTGTATCAACATATCGTCTTGACACTTCATTCCATGTCAGCCCTATCTGATGCTTTACTAATTGTCTCGCAACAAATACAGGAGCCTTGATATGGAACTGCATTGATGCATGACCAAAGGGACTCCAATGATTATGCTTTGCAAGATAATTTATCAGTCGAGTATCATTCTTCTCATCAAATTCTGTATGAACTTTTGCGAAAGAAACACGGGCAGCATTTACTATTGACAAATCACTGCCCATGTGATCTATTAGGTCTACCTTCATTTCACCTGATTTTCTTTCAGATATTTTATCACAGCCTCCCTGTGAGATTTCTTTTTAAGACCAGAAAAACGCATCTTAGTTCCTTTCATATGTTTTCTTGGTTTCTTTAAAAATTTATCCAAGGTGCAATCATTCCAAATTATATCAGAATTCTTCATAGGCTTAGAATATTTAAATCCTATTACGGAACCAGCCTTCTTGTCAAATATATTTCCTAACGGTGGACCTATCTTGGTCTTTGTAAAGGAATGGCAAGATACACATCTCTTAAAAACCTTCTTGCCGCTTACTTTAGTATCAGCATGTGCGATACTGATCAACATCAATACTGACAAAATAATTATTATCTGTTTCATATAATTTCCTAACTAAATGGTGCCGGAGGGAAGATTCAAACTCCCGACCTGATGATTACAAATCAACTGCTCTATCAGCTGAGCTACTCCGGCAAACCATTTATCGACTCTGAACTGAGTTATGACGCCTTTGTGGACGATATCCTTTCGGCCACGCTGGTTGCCGAGATGCAAGTTTTTTAACTCGCTCTGACAATTCGTCACAATGAACTGTCAACTCTGCACACTCCCATTCAAGTGCTTTAACTTTGCGTGTCAGCACTAGAACTTCATTTTCCAAGAACGCTTCATTACGTCCTTGTCCTTCACTATTACTCATGACTAGACTCCTCTATGAGTTTCAATACTTGTATTCTATACTGATTCTTGTCAATTGTCAAGAACCTTTTGTAATTATTCATCAGTTTTTTAAGATCGTACCATATGTAATCCTCTGCTAAACGCCTATTCCAAGTTTTAGTAAATCCTACGAGCTCATCTAGAATAATAAGAGTTTCCAATGATACTCTTTTGCCAAGATATTCTTTTAAAATAAGTGGATGCTCAGAACTTTTTGATTCGAATATTGGATTGAAATTCTTTACGAAGGGACGAATTTCTTCGGTAAATATGTCATAGAAATTGTTTCTTTTCTCTTTCCATTGTTCATAGTTCTCATCATTAAAGTTAGCAACGTAGCCTTGTTTATCTACAATAAAGTTAGCTACTAGATAGTTCTTAATATCCTCATACTCTTCATATTTTTTGGAAAGTTTGACAAAGAAAATTCTGTCCTTGCGTTTATAGAACGAGTTTCTAGGTACACGACTTTTGCCTTTGTAAGTCAAAAAGTCATAATCATTCTTACTGAAATGTGCTTTCATAGCACAATACATTAAATAAACGTCAATTGGTTCCATAATTCATATATTATTTGTCATTTACACTCTTGAATATATTTGTATTCATATTAATACTAAATGATCTTCTTTCACCATCACAACTAAAAGGATATACTCCATGTCTTATATTAGCAGGAAACACATACCAATTACCAACCTTTGGCGTAAATGATATTCTGTCATTTTCAAAGTATGAATTGGTGTAACCAATTGAGCTAAGAAGTTCTAAATTTCCAGCTGGTGAGTATTTTTTCTGTACTCGATTTGAACCCCCTTTTTTACGTTCCTTTGATAAATCTGGAACTTTCAAAAATCCTACACAAGTTAATTGACAATCATTATGTGTATGAATAGGATTAAAGTCTCCAACAAAAGATCGTATATACCAAGCAGATAGAACATCAGTTTGCATTCTGCTGATAGCTTGTGCTACTTGTTCTTTAGATGCTCCTAAAATATTTTGCTCTGGAATATAAAGTTGATTAAAGTATCCAGATACATATGCTTGAACTTGAGTACCTAACCATTTACCCCATTTATTAATAATGTCCGCTGGAATTAAAAGTTCCTGTTCAACTTGGCCAACGAGGGCATGTGAATGATCAGCTAATTTGGATATTTCTTCATCTTTAATAATATCATCACAACCTTTATTAAGGTCGTTCACTAATTCTTTTGGTAATTCAGCATAACCAATTGGCGGACCAAATGGATAATATGTTTGCAATGGTTTCATTATATTGGTAGTTGTGCTTGCCTGGGTAAAAAATTTAAGTCTCTTGCATTTGCTTCGATCTTTTCTTTAAGACCTTTTGAGATAAGAGAGCTGACAGACTCAGGTTCAATTCCCTCTTGTTCGCAATAATGTAAAACAGCATCCATATGAGTGATCTGTTTTTCTTTTGCGATATTTTCTATTGTAATGGTAAAAGTTTTTGTTGTAATTAAAGTCATTAGTATCCTTCATAATAAAGTTGAGGGGTTAACCGTGACCCCTCACGGATGTATTTCGGCATCACCCGTTGCGTTCCTCAGGCCAAGATGGAATGGTATGGTTGTCACTCTTCTAGCAGTGTACGGGCCTCTAACTCCACGCAATCTCCTTTAATGTTATCTATAATAAAATTAAACTCGCCTTAGTGCGTTAGTTTAAAGTGGGGGTATTCTGTTGCCAGGAACCCCCGAAACCCCGAGCGATTAAGCAGCTAGTGCATAATCCTCAAATGCAAAGTTATCGTTTGCAGTTACTTAATGTGACCGATACGAGGTCATCCGACAGTTCTCCACTTTCCTATACATTGCCAGTCGATCCTATTTCGCCCCCATCAAAAAAAGATTAGGTACACAATACCACCTAAAAGAAACATATCAGCACAAATACTCCAAACAATGTATGCCTTAAACATCCACTTAACGGCTTCCTTTGCGAGTAGGCTCTGGGTCTTCATTTTGACCCTCCCCTTGGTATTCTACTAATACAATCATACCAATCTCCTTTTGGTGGAGGCGTTGGGTACTGCCCCCAAGTCCTGTACAACTTTCAGTCTGTATCATCAAA